GCACCACCTGTCGGAATGGCGATGTTACCAGTAAACTCAATCTCATAACGTGCGAAGCATGAGCGAGGATTATTGACGATACCACGCAGAATAAAAATGCCGGAGCCGTTTGGATGGAATACATATCCCTTATTGCACCGGATAGAGTCGATAAACGGAATAGCATTATTAAGTGAAACACTCTCAATGCTGTCGCGAGTCAGAAATTCTGCCATGTTATCGCACCCCCTCAGAAGTTACCGCCGCAACCACAACCGCAGTTATTGCCGCCGCAGTTGAAGATGGGGGACTCTCCATAAACGGGGACAGTTCCTACCGGGCAAGAGGCCAGACGGTTATAGATGTTGTCTGTAATCTGTGCGGTCTGTGCAGTCTGAGATGCCGCCATGGTAGCCATATTCAGTTGATTCTGAAGACCAACGTTCTCTCTCTGAGCCTGTGCAAGCTGATTCTTGTAGCCATCCAGTTCAAGAGCGCACAGCTTATCCATCAGCATCTGATTGCCGGATCTGACCGCATCAACGATATCTCTGGCGTTGCTCGCATCGGCAGTTCTCGTTGCACAAGCCTCAGTGGCTATAGTATACCGTGTATCAGCGATTCCGGCGTTTACGCCATTAAAGCCTTGCATATTTGCGGTTTGCTCTGCGAAAGAACGATTCAGATTGGCAATCTCATTGGCATTGAGCTGCTGAGAAATGGCATTCTGTGCACCTGTGACAGCGGCAGTTGTTCCGGCGAAACCATTGCACAGAGACTGTTGAATACCCGCAGTGCTGTTCGCAAGAGCCATCTGCATATCACCACAGCATCCACAAAGCTGTGTTGCCAGTGCACTTACACCGTCTCTAACAGAAGTCACGGAATCATGCAGCTGTGCGTCTCTGAAACCATCGTTGACATTGTTGTTGATGCCGTTCTGACCATTCAACAGCCACGGGAAGTCAACGCCAAGTCCTCCGGCGAATCCACCGAATCCACCCATGCCGAAGCCATTACCGCCCCAACCGATGAGCAGAAGAAGAATGATCCATCCCCAGTCTCCACCGAATCCCATGCCGCCGCCATAGCCACCACCGTACATCGGAGTGACGGGCATAACCATGTCGTTTTGTGTAGAAGTCATTAGTTGCTCCTTTCTACCGCATAGCTATTTGCGGTTAGCGGCTACTCTCTTGTCGAGTAGTCGGTAAAAAGATTTATATCCAACCGTGTGCACCCGGTTTAGATTCTTATCTGCGTCCCATGCGACCGACCATCTGCATGACTTGTTGGTATCTGCCATTGCCAATTTGTCCTGACTGCATGAGGCTGTTAATGATCGCCATTGGATTGGAAGTGTCGATGCCATTCGGAATGTTGTATCCGGCCTGCCTGAGAAAATCCACGGGATCATTCTTTATCTGCTGAACAGGATTTACTTGCTGTTGTGGCATCTGATTCTGATTACCAAGCGCATCAAACATGCTCATCTTCCTTCACCTTCCTCTCTGGCTTAACTGGTTTAGGTTTTGACAGTTCTGCAAGACGTTGTTCAAATTCTTCTCTTGTAACATAATCAGGCATTGGTGCTTCTGGTTCAGCTTCTTTACGAACATATTCCACAAGATTACTTTGTCCGTTTGCATAAGCTGTTTTGACATAGATTGCAGAGTCATCTTTTGCCATCATCATTTGCGCTTGTCCGGCTCCGACAGGGAAATTCAGTGCTTCTTCACGGCTTCCAACTTGCACGATCTCTGCATGGATAGTTGGAGGAGTCATCATCTGCTGTTGAGGTTGTGGTTGAGGCTGAATCTGTTGCGGAACCTGGGACGGTTGAAAACCAAACTGAGACTGTTGTGGATAAAGTTGCTGATATGAGACAGGAAATCCATTGTTGTACAGTGCCATAGGTAATCACCTTCCCTCGTCTGGTCTGTAGTAATAGTAGATGGGTATTTCACTACCGCTATCCCATGAATCTATGTAGTCTCCGTCTATAACTGCTACCACATGTCGGCCTGTTCCCAACACATATGTGCCAGTTGGATGATCCTCGCAGAAGTCACCAACCGTATAACAATCAGGACATGTATCGTCTATGGTTCGCTTGTGGAATCCGTTTTGACGCATAATTGCAGAAATGACGGCATTATGGTTCATGATCTTGCACATCATTAAACCCATATTGGCAAGCATCATGTAGGCTGTTTCCCAATCAATGTCCAAAACAATGCTTATCGCTCTGACGGCACAATCGTCTTCGCCAGCTCCACAAGGATTTCCCTCATACTCAACCCACATGGCTACACCTTCTTTCGGATTCCATATCTGAAATAATCTTTTCTAGACAATGAAGCTGTCTTTGATTTCTGAAATCTATGTATGTCATGAACGCTCTGGACAGCGAATATCCGCACCTGACCATGCGTTCTATGTATGTGTTCATCATTGGCTTATACCTCGTTTATGAGGATAATTTTGCAATAAAAAAGATCCCTTCACCATGACGGCGAAGGGGCAATATCGTGACATTTTTGGGCATAAAAAAAAGAGCATCCACAAAGGATGCCCTAATCATGAAGAAGGGATGTGGTTTAATACCGCATCCCCGTACTTGTACACTATTCTTTTGATTTGTCTGTCAGACATATCTACCATTTCTGCGATAACTTCATATGTATAATGATCGAGAAATCGCAATTTCAGAATATCTCTGTATTTCTTATTGAAGCACCATTCGTCAATCAACTTTTCCAGTTCGGAACGAGATATGTCATTAGGTAGTTTCATCATTTTTTCTTTTTCCTGTGCGGAATTGTCTGGAAACCACTCCCATGACAAACGTTACAGACCATTTTATTTGAACTACCCTTCCTGATTCTCGTTCGAATTTTGATCGTTTGTTTCGCCATTATTTATGTCTCCATCGTTACCAATATAATTATTGTAACCATCCGCATTCTCTTGCGTAACCTCTATGGTTTGCTCAATAAATTGGCTTTCATACCAGATCCATCCCGCATTTGTTCCTACTAAAAGGACAATCAACAAGATTACCGTGATCCAAAGTCTTTTATTGATCCTCTCAAATCTTGCGAGTATTCCTTCATGAACAAAGAACGGTATGGACGTTGTTTCTTTAGTCTTTATGTTCTTGTTTTCCTGTTCCATCTTTTCCATCTGTTAAGACCTCCCATTAAGGCAATTATACCACATGCGCTCACATAATGATATAAATTACCTCAACGGGTTTTGCGTTTTTTTACCTTCTGTTCCTACAGTATAGGGTTCGACAGCCGAATCCCCACTGTACTTGCAACAAACGATTTAAAGTTCCCTTTAAATTACTTGAGGATTTTTTCCCACTCGTCTTTTTTGTAAGGCATATTCATCCATTCAAGCCAATCAGATTCTTCCGCAGAATCGAACCTCAATTTCACGAATAGGTGGGAAAATTCCTCTGCTGATAAAGTCCTGAGAAAATCAAAGTTTGTCATTTTTGAAAATTCAAATTCCATATCTGTTCCCTTTAAATCAGTTCGGGTAAATATCCCATACACCCTCCCACACAAGCACTTTCCCGCTTGTAATAAAGGTGTAATCATAATTACCTTCCATTAACGCCCAGTAAACTTTTCTTGTTGCCGTAGGTAAATAGCCATATTTGGTTGCGCCTGCGCCCGAATTATGAGTATACTTCGCAAGTCCAAAAGGTTTCACGATCAAATCATAATTCCAGTCGTTGTTGCTCATTTGCATTAAATCTTCCGGCTTATCAAGGTTAATGTTTGCGGTCATATCCGCAAAAGCAAAAGCTGTTTCGTTGTTTGGTAAAATAATGTTATCAAATCCAATTCGTACCGCTTGCATTCCGTAGTAAAGAATAACACGAACATCTGCTACATATTTATGTGCAACCCTTGCTGTCATTTTTTCGTTGAGAATATATGTAACAGTTTCCTGTATTGCCTGCGTTGCTGTGCTTAAATCTGTGCCTGTAATTGTTTGCGGAAAGTATAAGCTGTTCATTACTGTTGCCGTACACGTTCCATAATGTATGCCATTTTGCCCGATAATGCTTTCGCCATTGACTTTGACGTCAAGGCTATCCTGTTTAGCTGTCGGACATTTGACATTGTTAACAGTCCGTGTATGCCATCCGCCGCTCCACATGCCACCACTATCAATCCCCTGTCGCATAATAGATATAGGGCCTACTGTATCCGTTCCGTTTGTTGCAATAGTTTTGTCAATGCTTACCCCATATTCACTTACTTCGCCGGTATATAATGCTGAAAACTGAAATAAGTTGTTTGGTCCTTCCTGCTTGAAAAGTCGAATCAACGTTTTTTCACCGAAACGAACAAAATGATAATAATTCGTGCCATCAACGTAAACACCATATTCAGGCATCGCACCCTTCACAAGAAAATTTCCCTGCTTGCCGTAAGGAGTCCAAGCCATGCTCATATCGGCACTATACTTTTTGAAGCTTGTATTTGTGCGATTATTAAACAAGTTTGCCGTATTTGAAAAAAATCTGATATGGTCAACACCTGACGGGATAGTAATAGGGTTTGGCTCTGTACTGCCTGATGTTTTATATGTCATTATCCCGTTTAAATAACCAGCAATCCTGAATATAGCCCCTTGCGTTATTGTGTTGCGGAGAATCAAAGCATACTGTTCACCCTCTGTTACAGGTATGTAGTTTGACGTATACCATCCATTCAGCGCAACCATCGTATCATAGTTTGATCCGGCAGAACCCGGGACCTTATTCGTGTAGATGTCATCAATATCAAAAAGGTTGTCCGATATAGTAAATAGCTCTGTCTCTACGCCGTTTAAATCGCCCTTTAAACTGTCCAGCTCGTCTCCTACGACCTTGGCATCTGCCGCCTTGCCAGTCTGCGTTAGAGTGGTGTCGATGATGTTTGCTACGGTTTGTGCCGCCTGTGTTGCGGACGCAGCCGCTTCGGATGCTTTTGTAGCAGCTGTCTGGGCAGATGTACTCGCATTAGTTGCTGCCGTCTGTGCCGCTTCCAGATCATCGGCTACTGCATCTTCAAATCGCTGAACAAGGGCATCTGCAATGGATTCGGTTGATGTCTCGATTTCCTGTTCGATGTCATCTGCTGTCGCAAGCCTCCGCGCATCGCCAGTACCAAATGCGATATATACGGCCTTGCCGTCTTTACCATTAGGATCTCCGCTCTGGACTACGGCAAATTCGCCGGGAACCATCTTTGATGGCGTAAAGTTATTGTATACACCTCTCCGATTCTGTATAGCCATATCGGTTCACTCCTTCCTTAATCATGTCCAATCGGTGAAAAGTCCACCGTCAATGTTGTTGTGATTGGCATCAATATCATTCAGCTTCGTAATAATCTGTGCATATACAGAAGGAGTTGGAACTTGACTTGACTCCAAATCATCTCCATACCCTGATTGATACAGACGCACCCTTGCCTTATTTGCTGTTACAAGATCACCGCAGAATACAGAAACGTAAAACTCACCGTACTCTGCATCCAAGATCTCCCACGGCACAAGGCATTGATTATTCTCGTCCAGAATCACCTCATAGGCCGCATCTGGATTTCTGAAAATAGCTGTCGCAATTCCTTGCCATTCGTCTGTCAGAAATGTAAATTCCGCATACAAATAGTTTCTCGATTTTGCGACAGGCTTAAAATCGTCTTTCCGTGATATGAATTGATTGTTCACAGAGAATTGCAATTGCGCCATGTCAACATTCCTCCAGTTTGATCTTTACAGATTCGATGTTGTAATCGAACATTCCGGCAGTAAAGTCCCCGTCAAAGTCCTCCCAGTTGGTATCCTTTACCTCGGGAAGCCATCCCATGCCAAACGGTTTTACCGCATAGACAGCTTCATAGATAGCCGACTTCGATGCATCGGAAATGTAGTAGATCTGCAAGGCGTCGATAGCATGGACATCATCTCCGGCATATCCATTCTCATAGTCATTCCAGTCATTGCCCGTGACCTTCGGAAGCCATCTGCCATTGCAATGCGCCCTGTACTCCACGCTTCCGACATCCACGCCAATCCTGATAGCAGTCATGGCATTCTGGCACGTTGCCGCACTTCCATCCTTGCCAGAATATGTATAGCCAAAAGCGTTTCTGCATTCGTAAGAGATATGAGGGATGGCCTTCTTTTCGGGAGTGACAGGTTTCGTCTCTCCACTAAACGGCACATACCATTGACTCAGATCAACTCTGGTTGGAATGCCATTGATCATGCCGTTTGACGTATACTGCCATGCCTGATAGTTGAAGCCAGGATTCGGTTTGAAGTTCGGCTCCGGCAGTCCGCTGTTGGTTCCATATCCGGCAATCCACCACAATGCTTTCAGCCGCTCATACATTCCCACCAGATAGGATTTGTAATAATAAGCACCGCAGTATATTCCGGCCTTGTAACCTTTCGCATTGATCTGATCGCAGAACGTTTGCGATGCAGTCTTTGCCAGACATCCCAAATTGTTTTCTTCAAGATCAAGAAACACGCCAATCACTGGATTATGTCCAGAGATCTGCCGCAACGTGTGATTGATCTCGCTCTGCACCTGATTCGCATCTGCCGCATACGAATAGATGTATACACCATACGGAATGCCAAGCCGTTCACACTCCGATACGTTATACGCATAAGTTCCATCGTCCTGAGACGGTACGTCATCGCCATATCCAAGCCGCAGTATGGCTCCGTCTATCTTTGTCTTAGCTTTCGCCCAATCGATCCTGCCGTTATGAACAGAAACATCGACCACAAGAGTAGCCATGTTGCCACCTACTTTCTTCCACTAAAAAGGGACATCCGAAGATGCCCCATATCATGTCATCAGTTAGGCTCTGTGTAAGTAAGTGCACGTTCTGAGTCTCCAACGCCTCTCGTTGTCGGATCCGTCACAATGCCCAGAATCACCAGAACGGCAAATACTGCATTGACCACATCCAACAGCTTTGCACTCACGCCAGAGATATCAATGTTAATGCCAAAAAGTGCACCAACCGTCTGAATCAGCAAAAGAATTGCCGGGATCAGAGCCAGCCAGAATGTCTTGTTCTTAATTCTCACAGTCCAATTGATCATATTCTCACCTTCCCTCAAAAATCTATGTTCTCGATTGCCATCTTGTTCAAAAAATCCTTTTGCTCACCTTTGATCTTTTTGGCGTATTCCAAGGCCGCATGCATATCGCCATTGCAGTGAGCATCAGGGATTCGTTGCACGGCCTCCGCAACCGCTACGGATAATGCCATGCTTGCTGATATCATGCTGATCTGATACCGCTCATACTCTTTACGTGCAGTGTCACGCCTGTCTACCTCTGCCTGTCTGTGTTCGCGTTCTTTTCGGTCTTGATCCTCTCTCTTCTGGATTTTTCTTTCCAGAAGCCAAAAACAAAAACCAGTAAACGCAGATGGAATCCCCATCATCAGAAGCAGTTGGTGCAGTGTAAGCGTCATGTCCATCGGTGCTGTCCCTCCACTTAAAAAGGCATCCCGAAGGATGCCCTGTTAATAGCTTATATGTAACTCACCCATCTGCCGCACTTGATGGGATTGTTTTTAGGTGCAGAAACCTATGCAGATACCTTTCAACTTTTCCGATGTGTCATAGGGTTTATTGGTGAGATCTTGATAATATCGGAACGAATTCCATCCAACATTTCCAACGGTTCTAAGCCAATAATCTATATATGAGGCAGACCCATTGGCTCGTTTATTGGAAAATGTAGATGTCATATACCTAAAATCAATACCATCTGTCTCATATATGTACCCTCTTTGATCGTAATGTCCAGATATCTCCTCTGCCGATGGGATAAAGATTTTATCCAATGAAATGTTATTGATGACACCGCTGCCATTCACATCTCTTGAGTAAGATACCTTGCTTACGGATTTGATACTATTACGCACTACAGGATCAATGCTATTGAAAAAATCTCCGTTCAGCCACTGTCGCAGTTCTGACTTTCCCCATCCACCAAGTGCACCAGTACCTTCTTCTCCCGCGTTATAAGTCGGATTTATCCTTCTCGTTTGTGCAAGGCACTCTATTGCTTCCCATGACACCTTGGCTGTTTTACTGGAATTTGCAATTTTGTCAAGATTAAAGCCTTTTATCCGCATAATAACAGTACCATTGCTTCCGCAGTCCAAAGTTTTGTACTGACCTTGATTGTATCGTTTTGATACAGTACCGTCATTGACGGATTCCATGATTTCTTCCCAGCTGTCCGCAATTTCTGTGTTGTCAAAAAATTGAGCAATAGCATCTGTGTTTTTGGTAACTATCCGTCCAGATGGACACCAACCCGCGAACGCATAACCAGACTTTGACGGGTTTGTGCTTGGAGCCGTTGCGCTATAACGGTATTGCAGATCATCCTCTGTTTTTACTACAGCGCCCCCATTTTTAAAGTTGACAGTATAGAGTCTGATCGCAGAGCTAAATGCCGCATAGATATTTCTGTGATTTGTTATATTGACCAACGCATTAGCATCAGCCGTCTGCTTACCATTGGTTAAAGCCCACCCTACGAAAGAATATGTATTGGTATCAGTTGGCTCTTTTGTCGGGCTTTCCGATGGTGCTATTGCGTCATAACCAGTTCGCACCCAATCCCGTTTCAACAACTCTGAATCATTAAAGAACGAAACCTGAAACTGTGTTGTACTTCCAGTGTTCCCAGCAAACTGCTCTAAGGCTCCCACTCTGGACTCAAGCTGCTTCACCCATGCATTCATGTCAATGCCATTCAGAGACAGCTTGTAACAGATCAGCTTCCAGAGGTCAGAAATCTCGACAGCATTCTGCACACTTGCCACTTTGCCAAATGCAACGCCACCACCTCCATACAACAGATCCACCACTGCCTGCGCAGTGCTTAACCGCAATGATTTTGTGATTGTGTTTAGGTCATCGGAAACAGTAAAATCAATCCCGTATGTCGATTCCGTGCTTGCCGCAACAATCAGTGAACCACTCTGTGTATAGCTGTCAAGTGGATCGAACTCCGTAGTTCCTTCTGGATGACGGATTGTCAGTTTTTTGCTGTTTTGGTTATTGATAGACGTAATCGCAACTGCCCAATCAATTCTACAGTGATCCCCATTGTCATTTGCAGTGCCGTCACTATCGCATCTGTGGATAGATGCTGTTGGCAATGATGGAACTGCATAACTTACGATAGGAATGGTTATTTTTTGAACCAACAAATTATAATAGCCACCCGTAACATGAACACCTACTGTTGTGCTTGCCCCAGACGCTGGTATTTTCAATTCAACGCTTACCGATTGATCTGCTGTTGACTGATTGATGACAGTCGAATAACCCTCTCCAAACTTATAATAGCGATATCCAACCATCGCCCCATAGCTTGACACGCAAGAAATAGCCAATGTCATTGTGCTTGCCACATTCCGAAGCAATACACCGTACTGTTCATACATGCCAGTTGGGTCAGTTAGGCTCCATGTCGGAGTTCCATACATACTCAAATCGTCCGTGCCTTTATATTCCACATCTCCACTCACCAAGCGTCTTGCAACCAGGATTTCATAGTCAGAATCACTTGGATCAGTAACTCTTAATTCTGAGTAAAATGAATATGTGGTAAACTTATCACTTTCACTTGTTGGCAATGGATGTCCCGGACAGAAGTATAAATACTGCGTGTTTACCCCTGATGTTTCGTATGGAGGATTTATGCTTCTAACGATATTGTTTGACGGATAAAACCTCACATCGTCACTGCCCCGTTTCAACACTGAACTCAGATATGTAAATCTATAAACAGTTCCTATTGGAGCGGTAAATCTATTTATCCCGTTTGCATAAAAATGAGTGGGAGGCGTTATGCTCTGATAAAACGGAGCATAACTTGTAAGTGTCTTCCACGGGTCTGACCCATGAGATCCACCACGGGCAACGTCTGTCCAGACATTGTTGACAAGCCTTTGGACTTTGCATCTGATCTTGTAAGGTATGCCTATGAGTCCAATGTCGGACATCTTTATAGCCGTGTGCCTTGTCCAGTTGTAAGTAGTTGCACCAACCGTGGAACCCTCATATCTGCGTGTAATCGCCTTGTCAGATGATGGAGCTGATCTAGGATAAATGCTGATACTATCATTGTAATAATTGCTTGCAGCCGTTTCGTCCTCATAGACAACAGAGTCATCCACCAATGCCTGAATAACGAACCTTAATGATGGCTTTACGGATGGAAAACTCCCTTTAGCCATCAAATACGTATCCAAATAGATAAGTGATCCCGTGTCGGCCTGATCTTCCCACCATCTGCAATATGCGGTAAAGTACCAATCGTATTGATACCCGGCTATTGTCATTGATAACTCAGATGAACTTTGCTCAATCGGATTAAGATCAGCATCAGATGGTCTGTATATGTCATCTGTCATGTGTATATCATGATAAGCCACTTAATCACCTCCCACAAACAGCAAGCTGATATTGCCGCTGCTTCTTGGCTGAAAGATAAAATCGCCCAACTGAAGCGAACCGCCCACTGGCACTCTCACCTTAGTTGGCGTATACATCTCGTCCTGATTCCACTTGGTTACTGTCTCACCGTTGACTTGCATTCCGATGCCGTCATTCGCGAGTTTGATCGTTTTTGGACTTCCGGTCTTACCGATAGTTTCACCAGTCTCATCAAATCGGTAATGTGTCTTTATTTCTTCCAGATTCTCGTTTGTTTCTGTGATTGAAATCTCAACACTATCGCCAAGAGACTTGATCTCTGCGCTGAGTTCCCTTTCCACTCTTCGGACTTCATCGCCAACAGCATTGGCAACGGTATCATCAGTGTACTTGTTATACTCAACCCATCCACCATTCTCAATGTATGTCAGGATCGGATCATCGGCAGAGCGGAACCACAGGTCACCTTCTGTCATACCCACAGGAACTTCATTGCCAATGTAGATATGAGCCTTACCGTTTATCTGGCTGAAAACCTCTTGCGGAGGAGTGGATGTCATCTCTGACCAAGTGGAGCCGTTCCAACGCCATGTCCTCTCTGCATAGTCTCCTGTTGTGGCGTTGCAATACCAGATATCGCCCACATGGTTTTCAGTGTTGTCCCAGACCGTAGAATCCTGTGACGGATCAGTATCTCTATACCATGTTGTGATCTTGGAATCGGCTATCAGACCTCTCAGGCCGTTTATATCACCCTCATATGTTTCAGAGATCCAATCGCTAAGAGTATCGTCAATAGCGGCCTGATAGTCAGTGACGTTTATCCACTTATTTTGTGTCTCAAGATCGCTATCCCATCTGTATGTTTTTCCGTCAGTGCTATCTACCAGATAGTCACCTTTCTCTGCTTTTGTATAAAGCGTAGTATCGTTTGGCGTGCTATAGTAGATGGTTGTTTTTCCATCAATGGCATCAAACAGATCGCTCGATGTCGAATAAGATGCCCAACTATATACCCCTGTCTGACTGTCTTTTGTGTATTGATAGGTACGGTTGTTCTGATAGCTGTTTTGGATAGATTTTCCCGTGTAGTACCAAAGGTCACCAACATTTGCGGCTTTCTCCTCGACAGTCCAGTTTGTAGACGGATCAGCGTCACTCACCCATGTCTGGACTTTGCCGTCAATTTGATCCTCAAGTTCGTCTTTCAGATCTCCAATGGCTTCTGTGATTTCAGCAGTGACTTCTGCCGCAACGTCCTCTGGAGCCTTTGTCCAGTCTGTAGCCTTTTGACCTTTTTCAACCTTGAACCGTATGTAGCCATCATATGTAGGTTTGACCGTGCCTCCACCGCTTGGCTTTCTGAAGCTAATGCCAGTCAGCTTATAAATGTCTGTCGTTAGGTTATCCGGGAAATCTGTGTTTTTGATGACGGTTGCAGATGACCAGTAATTCGCCCTGCCGCCAACGCCATATCGACCAAATCCGCGTTTCTCTATAGAGACTGTGTATTGTACAGGATCGGTTTCCTCAATTATATTGGAATATAACTGTAAAGTAATTGCCGCACTTGCTGATGTGGGTGTACCAGTGATATGCCACCATCCATCACCTTCGTATGTGGCAGTCACTCCACTTCCAGTAACCGTCTTGTTTACGATGTGGCTTTCTTGCAAATAATTTCTGCCGCCAATCACAAGATTTTCAACAGCGGTATCATCTGTATACTTACTGGCCTTTTCCCAATCCGTAGCAGTATAGGAATCACTACTGGCTCTGCTTATGCCAGACTTGCACCGCATGATATCGCCAGTCTCACCTTGCACCCACAGATCGCCTGTTTCATACGGAGGAACCGGCGTTGTGATGAAGACTCTTTTCTTTTGAGATGCAAGTGTACTGGCGTCTCGTGCCGCCGCTATGGCCTGTGCTGTTCCAGTATCAGATATCTGATTCCATCCCCAAACGTTGTTAGTTTTGAACCATCTATAAGAATACCCTGTTGTAGTGTCGCAAAAGACATCACCCTCATGATCTGCTTCTTCACCATCCGCAATCCATTGACTTGCCGGGAGATTTGATGTAGACGGAGCGTATGCTTCGTAGTACATATCTATCTGACCATCAACCTGATCCTGTAAATCTTGAATCGCCTGATTAAGCTGGGTTTCTTTATTTGCGATTGTCGCATTGATGCCACTGACGGCAGATGCAAGTTCGTCATCCGTGTATGCATTTGCATCAGTTACTGCCGTAGTTGCGGCAGTCTGAGCAATCCCCTCTGCTATGTTCTGAATGGTACGATTATTGTTGCCAACCTTTACGGTAAATGCCGTTGCGTTTATTCTGACCTCACCAGTTGTATAGTCGGCAAAGAAAGTCTCGTTAGCGCCTCCATCACTCACGACAATCTGTCCAGTGCGAATCCAATTCGCATTGATTCCATTGGCACTCAGAACTCTCGCAACCAGATCACCATCGGCAGTTGCCCCCATGTTCCAGGTTTCGCCGCCATCTGTAGACACGCCAAAAGCATTAGTTGTGATTTTCCAAATCGTCTGAGATTGCGCACGTGTGCTTTTATCCATGATGTAAAACGCAACCAGATTATTGTTTGCATCATATTCCTTTTCAGTATACATCTGGTTGACATTTGCTAATGCCTGTGACAATTCTTGTTGCGCGCGTTCAAAATCTGTCTGCTGTTGGACGAGACGCTTCCTAATGTCTACATAGCTTTTTGTGGCTTCTGCAAGCCTTGTGGCACTATTTCTCAGCGGACTGTCAGCACCGCATACCGTGGTCTGTGCAGAACCGACCTTAAAATTCGTTCTTGTAACAAGAATTGGATACCTGTTGCCTTTGTTATCAAAAACAAAAGCTATATCGCCAGCCTCAATAGTTGGATCCGAAAGATGAGATACTTCTGCCTTTCTAAAAGTAAGTCCGATGATCTGATTTCCAACGTACTGAATAATCTCATCTACATTGTCTGCATTTATAAACTCATTTGCAGACATATGGATGGCATATCCATCTGTACCATATGATTTGGTTTCTACGCCAGACTGACCATCTACCTTTATATCAGCAGTCACCTTAGTGATGACAATATCATCAACACCGATATTTTGACTAAATGTGGATCCTATATAATGGGCATCGCTCCATACAAAATCATCAGGGGTCTTGTAGTCATATCCCTCATCCCACGGACTGAAAGAACCACCATCCGCGATATCTCCAGACTGATAGACTCCAGTATTGCCTTTCTCGACAAGTACCCTGACATAGCCGTCATATTCAGACCTACTTCCTGATGTTGCCGGGATCACTACGGCAAGTTCCGTCAGACTATATAACTGTGAGACATATGGAGATGACTCTACTGTGTACTCAATAGAACTATCGTCAGGCCAATAGTTCATGCCGATCATCAGAGGGTTGCTTATCCTGCTGAATCCTTCCAATTCCAGCCGCAGAGTATATGTACCTTGCTTTGCAGCAAAAACATCCTCATACAATGTCAACGTGATCTCTTGTGTAGTATTGGGAGTGCCAGTGATATGCCACCGTCCCTGATCATACGTTGCGGTAACACCATTTGCGGATATGACGGAAGAGATTCGCTTGTCATTACTCAGGATATTTTCTGCCTGATCAAATCTGCCACCATCCAGATCACTTGCAGTCTGATCAATAAGTGTTTTATCAAACCACTTTACCTCAAGTTCGCCGTCTGTATTGATTCTGGCAAAACATCCTGCTATTGCGGATGCCCACGAAATGACCTCGCGGAAAGTAGCTGCGGACGAAGATACATTCGGTTCTTTAACAAAGTATGTGTAGTTCGGAAATGTTCTGGATCCTAATGCAAGCGTAACACCGCAGTCATAACACGCACCATAAATGACATCATATAACCGTCTGCCGTTTTCGCCATATACAAGCGTGCTTTCGGTATATGGTCTGTCAAACTTATGCATGTTATCGTATAGCTTCAATCCAATCATTGAGCCATTGTATGACGTATCATATACAGTAAATACACCCTTTTTGATATATTCTGGCTCCGGCTCTCCGTCAATATTAAGACCCACATACACATTTGCAACAGCATCGGTGAAATCATACGTGTCATAACTGCCGTAGATATTGTTAATAGTAAAAGAACAACTATTGATGATCGCAGAACCAATCGCAGAGAACGTATCATCACTGCCGACAGCATCCTCAATCGCAAAGCTATTGCCCCATATATCCGCATTGGTTAAGTGCAGTTCCGTGCCGTCCTTCAACGTCAGATCTATCTTTTCCAGATAATCCCTCTGGTCATTATCCAGTTTCTTTTTGAATTCATCGGATACGCTTATCATACGCACCACCTCTTATCTCTCGATAAAGTCAAAGCTGATTTTCTCGATCATCTTATCGGCTCCGACACGCCAGTATTTCACAGGGGCAGTTCGGTCACCTACATAATATTCACGTGTCTCATAAGTTCCTGACAACATATCTGGATAGCGCACATGTATGTACTCGGGATTGACGGCACGCATGATCCTTGCGGTATCCTCCCAGTCCAGTCCTTGCCAAGATAGTTGCAGTTTTCTCTTTTGCGCTACTCGGTTTTTGTGCATTAAGGCATCGTCCGTCCGTCCACTTTCTCCGGCAGAAACGTCCTGTAATCCCCAAGTGTATTCAGACGGACATGGCAATGCCTGACCATCAACCGTTATCATGATTTCTGCCATGATGTGTCTCCTCCATTAAAAAGGGACGATCATAAAAGACCGTCCCATAATTATCAATACGCCAGTTGTGGCGTTGGATTGTTTCTGTAATCTATTGACCTTTGTCCACGTGTTACCGCTCTTGCAAGGACTTCATCATTCTCCGTTTTAACTTCCACATGGAAGATCGGATCTGCTTGACTACCTTGCGTCATGATGATTGCCTGTGCAGCCGCTTCGATGATGTCATTCTTACTGATGCCCATTCCGCTTCCGGCACTGGAATTCACAATGCTTTCAGCAATTCTGGACATTGCTCTGCGGTTCTCCAGAGGTAATACTGCCTCGTCACGGTTGTCTTCGCCAACACCAATGATCTGGCCTTTACCTCCGTTGAACAGACCGCCAGCTTTATACCATTGCACTCCAAAGTACGGGACGGATGAATATCCTCCGTCACCGAAGTAGAATGTATCATAACCAGCTGTGTAGATATGCGGAACAGGAATATGAACAGAGCGGAATCCGTTTGAGAAGGATTGTGCCGCCTGATATCCCGCGCCTGTCAGGTCTATGTTCATCGCTTTTTCAATGTCGTTTCTGGTTGTGTTGACTTGCGACATCATGCGACCCGTAGTATCCTCAAGGCCAGTCAAATGCGTAGTCAATCCATGCAATACGCCCTTCTTGGTATTGTTGCCAATCGCCTCTGCTGCTTTTTGGATTGCGGTAAAGGCTGTCGATGTAAGGCTTTGCGTCTTGTTAAGGTTGCTGCTTAGTTCGGATTGATTGGCGAATGCATTGCCATAACTTCTTGACGTTGCCTCTCCTTCTGTGGCTGAATTTTGTCTGATATTGCTCCATGTTGACGCAAAGGAATTCTGAATCTCAGCCATCTTGTTTCTGATTGGCGTGAAATCACCAATTCCGTTTGCCATGTTGGTTGTGATGTTAGATCCAGACGTTCCGGCTTTCCGCTCTGTTTCCTCAAATGAATATCCAAGTGAAGACAGATACTCTTTGAAAGCATTAGCCGCTTCAGATCCTTCGCCCATCGAATTGATAATTATCCTATATGCATCTTCTGCGCTATAAATATCAGAAGTAGAATTACTCAATACTTCTCTGGCTAAATCATATTGTCCGGCGAATTCATCTGTTTCCATTCTGGCATTATACAGTGCGGATTTAAGCTGACTGATTGCCTGTTGTGCTGTTAGAGAATGTCCATTCAGCATAAGCTGAGAACTTGACAGTCCGTCTGTCGTAGATGCTGCTTCGCTTGCCGCTTGTGACAGGATTGCCATTGCTGATGCTTCGTTGTTTCCGGCTATTGTAAGTCCGTCTATTGCCAGTCTCGCATTATCGGCAGAGATTCCATATTCGCCAAGTTTGGCAATTATCGTTGAAGCAATTTGTTCCTGACTTGCCCCAGATTGTTCTCCGGCCTCTTTCAGTCTGAACAACTCATCTTTTTGCTCTTTCGTTATCTTATTGCTATCAGTAAGGCTCTGGGCGACACTGTCAACTGCTGTGCCAAAAGCACTTATGACACCATTTCCACCACGTGCGACATCTACAAATTCACTCAGGTTCTTAGCCGCAACCACAAGTCCAGTAAGCAATACTCCACCGCCGAATGCCGCACCAATAGCCGCATCTGCCGCAGCTGCACCGGAGCCTCCCGCAGAACCTGATACCGCAGTTGAAATAGCATCGCCAAGAACTTTCTTTGAACCGCTGTTTGTAATGGATTTTGCAATGCCTTTGATGATTTCTGTTCCGATAGCTGACTTGCCTATCGCGGTTGCGATTTTCAATACCTTAAAAATACCGATTAAGGCAAGGGCAATCTTTCCTTCTGACGTACTGCCTAGTCCTTTGATTAGACCACCTAGTGCTTTCAGTATTGCTTCTGCCACTCGTTTGAGATGTTTCGTCCATTCAATTCCAGCAAGCATGTCGGCAATACCAGAACCAAGTTCTTCCCAATCGGTATCGCCAAGAACTTTAACTATCGCATCAACAAGTTTAGTAACAAATTTATTCATCTTCTTGCCGTTCTCTGCCCATTCCGTTTCATTGATAAATGTATTGATTCCATTCACTATGTTATCAACTACATCATCCCACGGAGCATGTTCAGCGAAATCAGCAAGCGTAATGCAAATACCATTCATAAAGTCGGCAAGTGCACCACCTATTTCATTCAGCCTAATCCCGTTGTTTAAACCTCTGATCCCATCAGCCAGTTTTCTGCCAAGGTTATGCCACATCTCTTCGTTTGATACGAATCCCACAAAGATGTCCCACGCAATCATGAACTTGTTGCCAAGAGCAAGACCCCATGCATAAAAGTCTCCCTCTGTAAGCAATCCATTCAGACCGTTGGACAACTGCTCGCCTAGCCTTTGGAAATTCATCTTCTCGTACCATAAGTTGAAGATGTATGCGATATCGTTAATTCCTCTTGAAATGGTTCTGCCCATCAGGTCGAAATTCAGATTATCCACAAGAGAATTGAGTGTCGTGGTAAATGCCTCGATAAACGGTTCAACTTTCCCCATGACTCTTTGAGGATCAAGCGCATCGTAAATGCCTTGCATGCCCTCATTGAGCATTCCCGCTATCTCTTTACCAAGACGATTCCAGTCTCCCGCATTGAACGCTTCTTTGATACGGTCAATCCATTTTTGGATTTTTCCAGGAATCAGGCTGTTGTCAATCATATCTCCCAAGTCAGTCATGGCATCGCCAATATCACCAATGCCATCACCCAGACCGGAAGCATCCCCACCAGTGCCAGTCCCACCAGTGCCAGAGGATGTATTCTCTCTGTCTTTATTTAATTGATTCAGTTCATCAAAGGGGAGAACTGATAATTCTTTCTGTAGTTTCTCTGCGGCATCTGCGGCATCTCCCAAACCACTTGCCGCATCTCCTGTGGAATCTGCTAAATCATCTGCGTAGTCATCAGAATCAATCAGGCCAGTATCGAGTGCAGATGCACTACCAGTGTATTTACCAAAGATGGATTCCATTACTTTGGCAAAGCCTTGTGCCAGTCTCAATGCCGCTTTCAAGACAGTTCTGAGAAGAATAAGCACATGACGTAATGCCGCCGCAAGTCCTACGCCTATCTGCGTTGATACGGCAGATGCGTAAGCACGGACTGTTCTAAGAGAATTTGCAAAACTATCGCTTGTTTTCGCAAAATCTCCGGTTGCCTGACTTGTCGCTTTCAACAGATAGTGATATCTCAGCATGATTTTCTCTGCCTGAGTCATCGCAGATACCTTCTTTGTAATACCTTGCGATAAAGCGTACTCTTGCAGACTAGCCACACTGAGGTCTATGCCCAAGCTACGCAATGGCCTGACCATCCCGGCCATGCCTGATTGGATTTTTTGATAAGCCGATTCTGTGTCGATATTGTAGAACGCAGAAAGATCACCCGCCATTTCCGTCAGGCGAAGACTCATCTCACCGGCTTCTCGCATCGAAACGCCAGATGCTTGAAACATTGATGATAGAACACCGGCATAGTGTTTTGCCGCTCCTGATGCAATACCGAATTTCTCAATGGCTTCTGTTGCCCATGTATCTACGGCATCGACCATATCCTCTTCAAATACGGATTCAATGATGTGGTTAATCTCAGTGATATCACCACCGGCAGTGACAGCTTCTTTTGTCCAGTTGAAAACACCTGAGATTCCACGCATCCCAAGCAGTCCACCTATCACGGATTTGATACCATCTGATACGGTGAACATGGACTTTGACGCTCTGTTTATGCCAGTAATATTTGATACTACTTTCTTTGCTACACTTGCAATTCCAGAACCGATTTTCTTAAACAATGTTCCAATTTGTTTCAGAACTTTGTCTATGATGTTGACAAGCATTTTTATATACTTGCTCATCTTCTGCGTTGAATTGCCAACGTTCCGTGTAGTGTTCTGATTCACCGTTCCAAGTGATGTTGAAAGCTGTGATATGGATGACACCATCTTCACAATATCTTGACTGACGCTTGTTTTACTGAGTGATTCAATCACCTTCTTTAGCGATTCTGAAAGCGTCTCAAGATTTTTCGCAGCATCAGGCATTTTCTGTGCTGATGATGCAAGTTGTCCTATGGACGAGATGAACTGAGTAATTAACGGATTTACGCCGCCAAGCTGAGATAGTGTTGTTGCCACCTTCCGTATTGCTTCTGCGAAATCTGGAAGTTTTGTGGTGGCATTTCTCATTCGATTGCCAGTATCAGCAAGTTTAGCAAGTGCAACAATCAGGCGAGTAATCTTAGTAGATACCTCTGGAACATCCGCAAATGTATGCAAGGCAGTTGCTATTTTTGGCAAGTCTGTCGAAAGTGACGCATCAATCTTCACGTTTGCCAGTTTTGTCAGACTTGTGATGAACGGCCTTAATCCATTCTTCGTGAAATCAACTCCACCTATGGATTGCATGGCTTGTGAAAAGCCTTGAAAGCCAGTGACAATGTTATTGAAGTCCGTAACTTTCACGCCAGAGAATATAGCTTTCAGATTATCCTTGAACTCTTTCGCATCAAACGAAAGCTTAATCGGAACACTATACGTCTTTTGGCTTGCTTCCTTGATAGCCGCATTGATTTTATCCTCAACTTGAGAACCAGTAATCTGCACATCCAGAGGAACCTTGTTCTGAGATTCCTTCATAGACTCTGTGAACGCCTGAGAGTATACAGATTTCATCCTCTGCGCTTCACTCTCAAGGAATCCGATAATATGATCCCATGCAGCTTCTTCTTCGCCACCATTCAACAACCTTATCGGTGCGCTTTCATTAAGTCTGGCTTTTGCCTCTCCGATTCTCTGGAATAGCTGATATACCATATCCTCTTCATTGGCTACACCTTCGAGGCCAGATAACAGAGTCGGAAAACTCTGTACCATTTCTTTCCAACGGTCATCTATACTGGTTCCTTTTTTCTGCGAGAAGTATCTCATGCGCTCTGCCTGAGTAATGCCTAAATCCTCGCTCTTTGTCGTTATCTTTATCGGATACTTGTGCAGATAATTCAGTAATCCGTTATATTCGTCTTTTATGGCTGTCGTAGATTCATCGAAACTGGATTTCGCTATTTCGCCTGATGTTTTCAGCGTATCCATAACAGCAAAGAATCCAGTCATCCCTGTCCCACCTTCTGTGATGTTTTTAAGGGATGCATTCATTGCTTCTACAGTCTTTTTTGCTTCATCACCGCTCAGTTTAAAAGCCTCGTTGATACGTTTTGCAAAAGCATTGGTATTGATACTCTTCATGGCATCGTCCATAGCTTTTACTTGACGTTCAGCTTCCGTTGCTCCGTTAAGAGTGACGTTCAACTTCACCGTCTTGTCTTTTAAGTCCATCTTTGACAGACGTTCGAACTGGTCAACTACTTTCGTGAGGTTGCCTGTGTTGACGTTTCCAATCTTCTGTAAAGAATTGGCAAGTGTGGTTATGGAGTGTGCCGCGCCAGATACCGTCTTTAGACTTGCGGACAGTCCTCTTAATCTCGATTCCAGTTGGGACAATCCTTTAACTGCATCTTTCGCACTCGCCTGTATCTCTATTTCAAGAGTATCTACAACATTGTTTGTTGCCACGTTCTCTCACCTCCTTTCTCTGATATAAAAAAAGGGGACAAACAAGTATCATTCCTGTTTGCCCCTCAGATCTTTATTTGCCTCAAATGTTGCTTGCATTAACTGCAACCTCATCAGCAACCTGTCTCTTTCTGCCTGTTTTTCTTCTTCTGTCGCATTTTCTTCGTCTATGGTGGCCTGTGCCTTCATGAGCAGCGGTTGATCTGGATATTTTGCATGAGACTTCTTGCCGCCAAATGCTTTTGACAAAGCAACCGAAAATGCAGACATAACATACATGCCTTGCTGCCACATATCTGCGTCCTTTTTTTTGCGAAGAAGATCATCCGCATCAACGTAGCATTGCAAGTCATTCGGAGTGGAATCGTCAAATTCCTCTTTGCTGACTCCGATAGATAAAAAATAGGGTAGAATGTATTTCTTTACCCGTTCGCCCCACGTTTCTTTGGCTTCTGATGATCCTGCGGAACCACCGTTGCGTCTTGCTCGACTGCCGTCTCTTGGCTGTTGATCTGCGATAAAAAACCGTTGCGCTCCATTTCCTTTTGCAGATCTGCAAAAAGTGTAAAGCCATTCAACGGTTCTTCGTCCTCGGCATGTTCATCCTCATACTCATCAAGCAGATCACAAATCTCAATGATCCTCTGCTCTCTTTCCTCGGATGTTTCATAGCCGAATTGATCCTTATGTTTCTTTTGCAAACCCTCCAGAAGCATTTCCGCAGTCAGGCCGATCAGATTTTTGATCGTTTCTGCTGGATTTTCTGCGTTCTGTGTTGTTGCATGGATAACCCTGTCAATCAGGTCGGATTTGTAAAGAACCCCGTATCCAAAAGCTATTTTATAGGTGTTTCCACCGACTCTAAACAGATACATAATTGGCCTCCCTATCTGTCGTATTTAGTTAAGTGGTTGTGCTACCGCCACCGGACGGAGCGACTTTCGGCAGAAGTCCCTTGTAATCTGCGATAACCAGGGATACGCCAAGAGTAGCGGCCTCATTCTGACCAATCTCAGGCATTGGAATTGCAGAACCAGTCTCTGCAACCACGAAGAAGGCATCGTCCATATCTGGAAAGATAACCTCAAACCACGTAGCAAGACCGGAAACTCTCGCCGTTGCGGATGCTGAGTACAGAGTCTTGATTTGCTCGATAGATTTGTCAGGATCCATGATAAATTCCAGATCCCATGTGCCACCAGTGTCCTGACGGCCTGCGGCATATTGCGTGATGTACTTTTATACCCCATATCCCTATGTGGAATAGACTATTTCATCTATGCTTGTGTGCATAGCGGTGCGCTTCGAATGCCGTACCAATAGGCACCCTACTCTCTTACATTCATCGGAGATAGTCGTTACACGTTCCTTTAATAAGGCTTCGCACGGCGTTGTCTGTTCAAGAGTTTCGCCGTTAGCACATGGTTATTTGTTCTTATCCATGCACACCATTGGTAATGTTCACACCGTTTAACGAGGACTATTACGTCAATCCTCAAGAGCCGATACGTCAATCTGCTCAGTATCCAGTTCAATGCCGCCAATGGACGAGCATTCCTCAAGTTGCGTAAAAGTAGCGGGCTTTTGTCCTTTAGTGGACTCAATGCCGTATGCCAGTTTCACACCAAGCGTAGTTAAGCGCATCTAACTTTCCTTTCTTGCCAAAAGGCATTAAAAAAGGACTGCTCACATTGAGTAGTCCTGTTATTCAGTATCAAGATCTATAAGAAACTTCCCGGCAAAGTTGCGTAACGTATATCGACTGGTTATTCGTTTTATCAGCGTTCCATTAACAGATGATGGAACCGAATCACCATTTTTGCGAAAGCCAAGGCTGTTGAAAAACTCTCCACAAGCATCATCCATGCCGTACAGATCCATAATCTTTTCTGTGTCGATATAGCAATCCGTCTGGACTGTCAAATCCACGGTATGCTCAAAGTTCTGTAGATCCGTGACATTGGTTGGTGCACCCATGATCGTGAGCGCAGCAAATGGAAATTTTGCCCTTGTATAATCATTAAATGCACTAAAATGCTTTGCCACGGAGTTCTCTTTGAGGAACTTAACCCATGCCCGATATAGCGCATCTCTATCAAGTTGTACCGTTCTGGACATTGGACTTTACCCCCATACCTTTTTGGCTGTCTCCAGTAATATGTCACGCATCTCTTTGTCTGCTTTATACAACGGGGCAACAGCCGGAGTGCCATATGTATGCTGTTTGCCGCCTTCACCATAATCCCATCCCGTAGGACTTTTCCAGTTGTCGCTGTCTGGATTGTATGTTCCCATACCATATCCAGATCCATAGGATGGATTATTTGGTAATGGTTCGAATGAATCAGTGCCATATGTTTTTCCGGCAGAGAACTCAACGAAAAGTGCCTGTTTACCCTCCAGTTTAATTGCCGCAGTGTAGATATAACCAGTCCTAAAGGGATTTACGGAGGTGATGGTTACTTTGTCACGGTACTCTGGAGGTGCTTTGCCTACCCGTTCCTTTGCGACATTTATGCCCTTGTTCATCAGGAGCATGATAAACATACTGACATCATCCCGTAACGATTCCTTGTATCGTCTAACTTCTTCGATGGCGTTATTGATGTCACTCTCTGAGAGAGATAGTTTCAATTTTCGTTTACTCATCGCCAGTCACCTTTGCAAGGCCGATTCTGGTGATCGTACTCATCTTGGTATATCCCATTCTCTGTACGATATAGTCAGGCTTTACTGTTGGCTCATTCCGTTCATTGACTTTCAGCATTTTGTTTTCGTCCAATTCGGGCACTCTGTCCACATACACATAGGTTCCTTCAGGAGGATTGAACTTCTTGTCATAACAGATTGCATATCTGCTATAATCAGGCATCAGGCCATAGTTATCCTCCTGTGGCGTGCCGCTTGTCGCGGATACAGAAAACCTTTTCTTTACTGGCTTGCTGAAAGTATATGTTGGCTCAATTCCGCTATCATCGCGCTCACGAAAAACAAACCAGATGTTCTGTTTTCGCCGTGTTGCGTTTCTCATGATCAAAGCCCCTCATTCAAAGACTGCATTTGAAATTACCCTACCACCTTTTAAAAATGCCCCTGCGCCATAGCCGGAGAGGCCACGCAGCCATGACACGCGCCGTCTTTTTTAACAGATTCTGGCAACGGGGATGATGGCTCGCAGATAAGATTTTGGCGTAGCCCCCTCCTCATATGAGTTGGTCTGACCCGCCTCATAGAATGTGGTTACTCCTTCTTTGCCTTGTTTGTCGTAATGATATTGTGCGATTCTGGAAATCACCGAAGCATATCTCTGCAAGGCAATCGTTTGATACCTTTCCTGTTCGGACTCGGTCAGTCCCCATGGACACATCTCATTACAGACCTCTGCGATGGCATCATTGATGCAATCTTCGACAAAAGATGCCTGATTGCTGTCTGCCGCATCATAATCATCTGCGGCATAACATATCAGACGTTCGATAAGTTGTTCTCTTGTCGCGCCCATCTCTCGTCACTCCTTTTTCGGTCTGCCACCTCTCCGTTTAGGCTTCTCTTCCTGTGCATCTTCATTTGCTGGAAAAAGATGAGAAGAGGACGCTACCTTCTCGGCGGCATCCTCTTTCTTTGACTCAGGGGCAATGGCTTCCTCCTCGATGGGTACATCCTGTCCGGCCTCATAAAGAATGCCGTCATGTTTTACCCTATGGTCAAAAATCATCTATCTCACCTCTCTGTTATGCAACTTTAATCACGTACAGACCATCCATGCCCTCAAAGGACGGCAGAGCAA